TGATGAGGATCATCGGATGGGGCATGACAAAATTGAAGGCGCGGACGCGGCCGAGTCGGTTGCGGATCGGGATGAAGTCCTCGTTGCGGCCGCCGCGGGCCTTTTCCCAGCTCATGACAAACTCTGGCACGATGCCGAATTGCCCGAGGGCGACCTTCCACTTTGTGATGGCGCGGGCGCGGCAGATCACGGCGATCCGCGGAATGTGCCCGTCCTGGTCTTCGAACTCGAGTGCCGTGGCAATGGCCGTGAAGGTCTTGCCGATGCCGGTGTCAGAGGCATCAAGGGCAAAACCCCTCTCAGAGAGAATCTCCGAGAGTCGGCGGGCAGCCTCCTGCTGGTATGGGCGGAACTCGGCCATGGTCAGGTGTTGCTCCAGTCGTGGCCGCAGCAGCGGTCGGCGTCGTGCTCGAGGCGCTTTTCTGCCTCCCACTCGGCGTCCTCCTCTGGCGTGCGTCGCGGGCGGCTGCCACGGCATGGGATCTCGTCTGGCGGTCTCTGGGTGTCTTCGGATGTGCTCATTGTTTCGTGGGATCAAGCATCTCGTGGATGCGGTCATTGACAAACTCAACGCAGCCGCGGGCGAGCTCGCCCTGCAGCATCGCGCCATGCGACAATCCGACCATGAAGGCCAGATGAAGCGCCGAGTCCATGTGGTCAGGCATGTCCTCGATGTGGTGCGCGAACAGCGTGTCACGATACTGCTCCCACGCCTCGGTGGGCGTGAGAGCAAACGTGCCGATGAACTTGGGATGTGGCTTGGAATCGCTCATGCTGCCTTCCTCATTCTGGCCTGGCGGATGCCGCGAAGAAACGCCTTAACACTCTTGCGAGTCCTGTGCGCCGAGAACTCGGTGATGTCCTGGCCGTTGCCGTGGCCGAGCCGGTAGGCGATCCAGTATCTCCCTGGCTCGCCGAACAGTTCTCCCTCGCGGTCGACGATCAGGCGAGCCGCATGGCCGGTCTCCTCGTCGAGATAGACCTCGAGGCAGGGCGTGGTGTCGGTGATCTTCATCGGCGTCCGAGGATCGGAAGTTCGGAGTTGGGGCTGATGCGGATGACGCGCGGGCTGCCGATCACCGTCCGGCTGTCGCCGTCTCTGGTCGTGATCTCGCGCGCCTGACGAGGCAGCTCGACGTCTGCCGAGCAGTCGCTGACGCGGACGACAGTGGCGCGGGCCCCGTAGTGGTCGATGATGTCGCCCTCGCGGAGTCGCGTGTTGAGTGGCACGACTCGGACGCGGTTCATCGCGAGCAGACTCGGGCGGTCTGACTCGGACGGCTCCGGCGGAGGAGGCAGCCTGTCGATCGGCGGCACGGACCTGTCGGCAGGTCTTGCCCTGAGAACGGCGGTGGCATCGACATCGAAGATGCGACGATACATGCGGCGTCCGCCGATCATGACGATCGGCAGATTGTATTTCTCTGACCAGTCGACGTAGGTCGCTGGCGTGAATTCTCCGTTGATCTTGACTGCACACGGAGAGCCTGTGGCTATTGCGGGTTTTTGACTCATGACAGAGAGAATACTACCAAGCTGCCAGCCATATGCGAATCTTTTTTTTCAAAAAAGTTTTGGCCGGGGAGGGAGGGATCGAAACCCACGACGATCGGAGCTCCCTCGCCCGGCACGGGTCGGCCTCACTTCTTCCTCTTGTCTCTCGGTGACGCGGGGTCCTTTCGCCGGTCCGAGCTCTTGCGAGTCTTTCCCCAGCGAGCCTCGGCCCCGCGTATTCCTCCGAGTCGGCGTCCGGGATGTCCTGCGCCGACCAATCCTCCGATGCGGCCTCGAATTGATGCCATCTCGACGACGGTAAATTTTCCCTTCCGCAGGACCTCGCGAAGTCGCTCGATCTCCTGTTTTCTTTCCCTGTCAGTCATGGCGGTCATGGTTGTTCCTTTCAGTGAATGCAAGCCAGCCGCCAAAGAACAGGAGTCCTGTCCAGGAAATGACGAGACCAATCATCGCGAGAACGTGCATGTCAGTCTTCCTTCATTCCGTCGTCGAACCACCTGACGATGAGGCTGTCGATGGTCTCGGCAGAGACGAGAAGCAGCATGTAGTCGCGGATCTGGGTGAATGTGGTGAGGTCACGCATCTGAGAACGGAGACGGCGCTTTGCCGCCTCGTCCTCGAAGGTGTCGATGAATGTCCGAACGAGACTGCGTGTCCGGTGATTGTAGGGAGACTTCATGACTCCGCGATCGACTGGGGGAGCGTCGGGAATCTGGTCGGCCGTCACTGGGCCCTTCTGTGGTTGTGTCTTTTTCATGACAGGCTGCCATTTAATCTGTGGCTGCCACGATGTAAACAAGAAGACTGCTAACTTCTGCGATGAATTGCCACGCAGAACTTGTCAGGTTCGGGAAACTCGACGGTCTCGACGGTGAAGAGACGGCGGTCATCCGAGCAGCGCAGGGCGATCGCGTTGACCTTCTTGACGAGCAGGGCGAGTGACATGCCTCGCGACGCCGGATCAAGGATGAACGCGTCGCCCGGACGCATCGAGCGGACAGAGCGGTCGGTCACGCCGCGGACTGGACTCGCATGGCGAGACGGCAGAGATCTGATCCAGGAGACCTCGTCGTGGCGGCTCTCGAGGATGGCCTGGATGTCGGCGAGGAGGCGATCGGAGCCGGGAATCGCTCTCACCCTTGGGAGGTCAAATTCCCACAGTTCTGGGTTGTCGCGGATGAGCTCGACCAGCGCCTCTACTCTCACCTGTCCGACCATGCACAGCATGAAGGGCATCCACATGCCGGCCTCTCTCGGATCAACGTCGAGGCAGTCGGATGCGCTCAGACTGCGGATGGCGAGGACTCGGTGGTTCTGGGACTGGAGCCAGTTTGATCCGAACATGGCGGCCATCGTGGCCATGAAGTTGAGCCGGGACGCGGCGCCGAACTCAATGAGCCACCTGGCGGCAAAGCGGCGCTCGGGCGAGTCGGAATACGACAGAAAGACGAGGACCATGAAGGCCATGCAGCGAGAAGGTCGGGCGCGGCGCCAGACGGCGGCGGTGTGCCGGCGGACAGAGGAGGTCATGGGGAAGTGGACGGTGATGTGGTCGGATGGCGGTTTCATGGTGCGGGAGGCCATCATGGCACGAAACGGCGGGTGCGTGAACTGTTTTTGTCATGAAAGTGGTCGAGCACGGCATAAGGATGTTGCAGATCAACAACTTGAGACAAGTTCTCCCCTAATTCGAACAAAATGGGAAAAGCTATAGCGGGGCAATTTTTCAGGCATGCAAAAAAAGTGGTTGAAATCTAAAAAATGGGAAAAGCATTCGAATTAAGGGAGAACTCTATATAACCTATTCTTTATTAACTACTTATACTATGGTATCTTCTACTTTATTCCTCGAATATATTCTTACTCTTAGTCTGTAGTCTGTATTCTAACTACTTATCTGAATATCTACTGCGCCGAAGTCTGATATTTGCTCAAAAACGGTCCCGATGTAGCATCCGAGCCATGAAACACGTGATCGGGGTAGATCCGGGCAGGCACGGGGCAATCGCAGTCCTCGATCCAGAGTCGATGGCAATCGTGAGTCTGCACCAGATGCCCGAGACAGACCGGGAGGTGGTAGAGCTTGTTCGAGAAAAAATGAACAAGGCATCCCATCTCTTCATCGAGCAGATCCCGAAGTTTGCGGGCGAGAACCGATCCGCGGCATTCATGGCGGTTCTTTACGGCAACTACAAGCTGGTGTGCGGGGCGGCTCTCATGCACGGCGGGTCTGAGCTGGTCGAGCTCTCGCTTCTGAAGTGGATGAATCTGACCATCGAGCAGTCACGAAGGGAGCGTGAGCGTTCTGCGAGGAAGCGGCAACTTCTGGATGCCGCGAAGAAGATCTGGCCCAGGACCCGACTGACCCTGCAGACCTGCGACGCCCCGCTCATCGCGAGGGCCGGGATTCTTCTCAGCAGAGATGCGTTTACTTCGAAGGAGTGACACGGCCATCTTCTGACCATGGCGAGCAGAGCAGCAAGACGACTCACCCCTCAGCAGCGAGAGTTCATTGAGCTCCACGTGCTCGACGGGCTCCCGATGTATCGGGCCTATCTCCTCGCCTTCGATGACGTCATCGCGGCTAAATACAACGGCAAGATCACGGCGGGTTCTGCCTGCCGGGCCGGTGGAATCATTCTCCAGAAGGAACATGCCAAGACCTACGTCGAGGAACTCAAGGCCCGCGTGGCCGAGCGTGCCCAGCAGAAGCGCTTCCTGAGTCTCGATGAGAAGCGCGAATTTCTTGCCAGGCTCGTTCGAACTCCGATCGGAGACATCGACGAGGAGTCCGAGCTGGCCGAGGAGGTGCGAACCTCCACTGACGGCACGACGTCGGTGAAGATTCCCTCCAAGCTCAAGGCGCTCGAGCTCGATGCCCGCATCATGGGAGAATTCAAGGACTCGGTCAGACTCGACGTGTCTGAGAAAGTGCTCAATCTCGCAGAGAGCTTCGCATGAGCGTCGTCCGCACCCGCTACGCCAAGACCGGGGTGCGAAAGAAGAAGCGCCCCGAGGTGACGCCAGAGGAGTCGGCATCGATCGAGCAGGCACTCGACGGACGGCAGTATCTCGAGCATGCCTATGCGATGAGAGAGGCTCACCAGAAGACCGGAGACCTGTTTGGACCGACCGAGTATCTGCTTCGCTACTGCGTGAAGAACCCGCCGAAGGAACAGATCCGCCTCGCCAGCCACGAGTGCGAGTATCTCATCTGGAGATACATCCAGAAACTTCTTGATCTCGACCAGTATCAGGCGGCGGCCATCGTCTGCTGGGGGCCAGAGCTCTTCACGCCAGAGCCGCACTGCACGAAGCTGGTGTGGAACGGACTCAGAGACCATGCCAAGAACCTGATCATGGGAGGAGGATCGCTCTCCAAGTCGTATTCCGGTGCCGTGTTCTTTGGCCTCGATTTTCTTCGCGATCCCGAGTGGACCTGCATCAAGGTCATGTCTGTCACTCGGCAGCATGCGGTCACCAACGTTTTCGCGCACATCAAGAACCTGCTCGCCAATGTCCTCGTGCCTGTCCCGAATCTCTCGATCAAGGCCGAGTCAGTCAGGGTCAACAACGACGACAAGCAGGGAATCCACCTCACCTCGATCCCGATGGGAGACGACGGCAAGGGACGACTTCGTGGCTTTCACCCGGTTCCCCGCCCAGTTCCGCATCCGCGGTTTGGCAAGCTCAGTCGCATCGCCCTGATCCTTGACGAGGCCGAAGAGATTCCAGAGGGCGTGTGGGAGGACGTCAACAACGTGCTGCTGACAGAAGAAGCCGACAACAGCCACGTCAGGGTGTTTGCGGCCACGAACCCCAAGGACCGCAACAGCAAGTTTGGAGTCCTGGCAGAGCCCAAGAGAGGGTGGGCGTCGATCGACATCGATGTCGACGAGACCTGGGAGTCTGGCAGGGGATACAACGTCATCCGACTCGACGGCGCCAAGTGCGAGAACGTCACCGAGAAAAAGGTCGTCTATCCTGGCCTGCAGACCTGGGAGGGATTCGAGCGACTCCTCAAGCTCGGGTCTGACAACCCAGAGTATTTCACGATGGCAAGGGGATGGTTCCCCGAGTCGTCTGCCTCGGTCGTCATCGTCAACGAGTCGATGTTCGAGAGGGCCAAGGGTCTCTATACCTTCTCAGGCCCGACAGTCATGGCAGCCGGGATCGACCTCGCCTTCGAGGGCAATGACCTTGCCTTCTTCACGGCCGCAAGATTCGGCCAGGCGATCGGATGGACAGACATGCAGGGTTCGTTCCAGCGCTTCAAGTCCGAGCGGCGTGTCATCCAGGTCGAGCAGCAGATCAGTCTCGACAAGAGAGACACGATCGAGCAGACCAGGGCGATCATCCGCCTGAGCAACGACATGGGAGTGAAGCCCAGGTGGCTCGCGGTCGATCGAACCGGCAACGGCACCGGAGTCCACGATGCTCTCAAGTCGATGTTTGGACCAGATGTCTTTGGGGTCATGTTCAGCTGGGCTGCCTCAGACACTCGCATCCTCGATGACGACTCAGAGACCTGCGCCGAGCGCTACAATGACGTCGTGACCGAGATGGCGTTCAGTGTCCGCAAGTTCATCGAGACAGACCTTCTCAAGCTCAACCCGGGAATCAACTGGAACCAGCTCGGCCGCGAGACGGTCACTCGTCGCTACATGCAGGTCGGCCGTGGTGTCCTCAGACTCGAGCCCAAGAAGGAATTCAAGAAGCGCCACAACGACGTCTCGCCTGACCGCTTCGACAGCCTGCTTGTCGCAGTCCATGCGATCCGCATGAACGGCGGCATCTCTGGCCGCATGGTCGAGGAGGCGCGTGTGCCGGCACCGAGACCAGAGCGCGTCGAGCACGGAATCGTCGACCAGCTCGACTTCATCGACATGACTGACTGACATGAATGTGATCGAATCCATGGTGATGCCCGGAGGATGGCACAAGCCCGAGAAGGATCGTCTCGGCCGCGACATGCCTGAGCCCATCCGTGCCCCGACCTATCGAGCCCTCATCGATGCCGTGATCAAGTTCAGGGCCGACAACGTCATCCCGATCGGCGACGTCAGGGCTGAGGTCGATGAATACATTTGCAAGAATTTCCCGCGCATGTGCCACCAGTTCGAGGGAGTGGCCCGGATCGAGGTCGCGCACTCCGTGTCGCCGATCCGCACTCTCACAGACGAGATGATCCAGACGATGGACAGGCAGATCCAGGATCACTCGACCGAGAATCTCGAGCTGAAGCAGGAGGCGCAGAGACGCGCCGATGTCTGTGCGGGCTGCAGGTTCAACGTCAGGTGGAACAGCAACTGCGGATCCTGCGTCGAGGCCGTGAACCGCATGTCGGCGATCCTGCGAGCGGGTCAGACAGTCCACCATGAGCGAGAACTTCGCGCCTGCCAGATCCTGCATCACGAGAACAGGTCTGCCGTGTGGCTGCGCATGGACAAGATCGGCACGAGTCCAGATCTTCCTGGATACTGCTGGGCGAGGCGATGAGTTGCGAGAGGTGCCGCATGGAAATCACGACCAAGGGAATCAAGAACTTTGCCGGTGCCGTCGGGAGAGCCGCCGAGCGTGTCGCTCGCAGGGAGGTCCTGCTTGTCGATAGTTCTACGAAGAAAAAAAGGCTGTCTGTCTGCGATGAGTGCGAGTATCGATCGGACATGCAATGCTCGGTCTGCGAGTGTTTTATCCTTGCCAAGACCATGCTAGCTTCTGAATCCTGCCCGAAGGGAAAATGGTGAACAATGCCAAACGACGCCTCAACAGCCGATATAGTCGACCCGCAGACGGGGTCCGTGCTTCCGGCAGTCCTGACCTTCGATCAGGCCTATCAGACCTACAAAAACTTCACGCAGGACAACCGGGAGCGCAACAACAAGAACGCGGCGATCGCTCGCAAAATCAACGGCGAGCAGCCGTGGAATCCGCGAAAGCTGCGAGGCGCGGGGCAATCATGGCGGAGCAATCGGCCCACGGGATTCATGTCATCCCTGATCAAGCGCCTGACTCCTCCATACCGGCAGGTGGTCGACCAGCTCCCCCTCTTGACTTACAGCCGCTTTCCGAACGAAGCTTCCGGCACCGAAGCCTTGGAGGATACTTTCCGAACGGCAATCACGGACTGCATTCGTAAGTGGACGGGCTGGCCTGATTTTCTCTCTCAGCTCATCGACGAGAACCTGACCTACGGCTATGCCGCAGTCGGTCGTGAGGACGAGTTCACCTGGAAGCCGAAGATGTATCGGTCTGACGAGGCCCTGTTCTACGTAGGCTGTCCCCAGGAATCGAACCGAGTGAAGATCTGGGGCCTCAAGGAAGACTTCTTTGTTGACGACATCGTTGACACGATCCGTGATCCCGAGGTTGCCTCTCTTGCCGGCTGGCGCGTCGAGAATCTTGTCAAGAAGCTCAACACGTCGACCAAGCAGTTCGAGGACCGGGCCAACACCGAGAACGAGCGAGTCTACGAGGACCTGATCCGCGAAAACAACCTTGCCAGCAGCTTCACCTCGTCGATCCGCGTTGTCAAGGCGGGTCACATCTTTGCGACCAACCCGGCCGGCGGCGTCGATCACTACATCTTTGACCGCGAGGACGGCGTCCCGCTGTTCTTCCGCCGTGCCCGCTACGACAAGATGGAGCAGTGTCTGAGTCTCTTCTCTGCCGAGGTCGGTGACCGCACGCTCCATGGTTCTCGCGGAGCGGGCCGCGCACTCTACAACACGCACGTCTCGGTCGAGCAGGCGCGCAACCTCATCCAGGATGCTCTTCACCTTTCTGGCCTGATGGTCCTGCGCCGCACGAGCAGAGCCGGCGCCGGTTCCGTGGAGACCCCGAGCCTCACCGTCAACCATCCGTTTGCGATCGTCGGCGAGGGCTACGAGGTTCTCGAGAAGGTTTCCTTTGAGATCAACTCAGAGGCGATGCAGGCCGAGATCGCGGTCGGCGCCTTCATGCCCGGACAGATTCTTGACCAGCAGGGACAGCGCCGCACGGCGTCAGAGGTGAACTACACGGCCTCGATCGACGCGCAGATCCGCGCCGGGATGCTGTCTCGCTTCGCCGACCAGATGTTTGCCCTCATCGACCAGCTGCAGCGCCGCATCTGCCGTGCCGACATTCTTCAGTTTTCAAACCAGGTCATGATCGAGTCAAAACAGACCGGTCTGACCCCAATCTTTGACATCGAGACCTGGACGTCTCTCGAGTCCGTCGGAGAGTCTGCCATGTATTTCTTTGTCGAGATTCCACGGTCGCTCGACACCGATGCCGTCGAGGCAGTCCTCGAGATGCTGGAAAAGGGAATGACCGTCTCGCAGATCGCGATTCTTGCCAACTCGTCGAGCCGTGCGAGCGTCGAGGATGCCATTGCCTCTCAGTCCGGTGTCCTCGAAATGATCGTGAGCCGCTATTCCGCAGACCCGACCATCGACACGGTCGAGCTCAAGCGCCGTGACATCGCCTCCAAGCTCGGAGGAGCGGCCGCGGAGCGTCTGCTCAACGTGGATCTCAGTCCCTTGTCTGCCCTCAAACAGCATCGCCAGCAGCTCATTGAGCTGACCACTCTTCTCAACGGGACTCCCGTGCCAGTCGACACCACCGACGACGACATGGTCCATCTCAACGCAATCATCAGCCGGATTGCCCCGCTGCTCTCCTCTGAGATTCCGCTCGGATCGAGCGCGCAGCTTCTTGAGATTTCCCTGCAGCATGCCGATCAGCACGTCCAGTCTGCCCTCCAGAAGGGAATCAAGCCCGCCATGCTCTCAGAGATCACTGAAATCCTCGAGGAGGCACGGGCCCTGATCCAGGGTCCCACGACCGAGGGACGTGCCGCCGCTGCCGTCGCGCCCGCGACCTCTCCGGGTGCGGCCCCGGTGACCTCCGTCTCTCCGTCTTCTGCCGCGCCCGCGGAGACCACGCCCTCCGGCGTGGCCGGAGGAATTCAATCTGCCGTCGCTTCTGTCGCGTCGCCCGCGCGTCCCACCCCGCCCGCAGGAGGATGAACTGAATGAGCTCTGTTCCATGGTCTTCAGAAGATTCGACGTCCCTGCGCGAGTTCTTTCGGCGTGTCCCGCGTGAACGAATCGCCGAGGTGATGCGAGACATGTGTCCGGCCGTCGTTGATGCCGAGACAGTTCTCAAGAATGACGCCGAGGCCGTCGCCCGAGTGGCCGCGATGCGCGCCGGCTGGGACGACTACGAGAGAAATTTCTTCGCGCTCGCCGACGTTCAGCGCCGCGAGCAGGTCAACCCTGAATACCGAGACATGACATGAAGGACGCAGACAAGGTAAAAAGCGCCGCCGCGGGCCTCTACGCAAACATCCATGCCAAGCGCCGCCGGATCAAGGCGGGCTCTGGCGAGCGAATGAGAAAGCCAGGATCAAAAAAGGCTCCCTCTGCCAAGGATTTTCGTGACTCGGCCAGGACGGCCAAAAAGAAATAAAGACTATGTCAGCAGAAAAACCAGTGACCAGCGAGGGCGTGCCCCAGGAACTTGACCTCGGGCATGTCGAACCACCCACACAGGACAACATGAACAGTCTCGACGAGGCGATGCGAGCTGCCGGAATTCTTGATCCGGGAGAAGAGATGCCCGAGACCTCAGCGGCTCCTCTGTCCGATGAGAAGCCGGCAGATCAGCCGCCTGCCGACGAGCAGCCGCCCGACAGTCAGCCAGACGGCGAGAAGCCAGCCGAAGAAAAGGCCCCAGAGCCGTCTCCGGAGGACGTCGCCAGAGAATTCGAGCAGATCGATCTCGACGCGATCCAGCCGCCCGCGGACATCAGTCCCCGCAATCTCGTCAATTTTGACAAACTGCGTGACGTCGCCCGTCATTTCAAGGCCCAGGCATCCCGCGCCGCGGAGATGGAGCAGCAGCTCGCCGAGGTCCAAAAAAGTCCGGTGCGGGTTCCCGACGAGGTGATCAACGAACTCACAGAACTTCGTGCCTTCAGGGCTCTTTATGACACTGAAAACGATCCGGAATTCAGGGAAATGTTTGATGCCAAGCTTCAGGGCATCGAAGAAGACGTTTTTTCCATACTGCGCAAAAACGGCCTTCCTGAGGACACAGAAAAACAGCTCAGGCAAATTGGCATTGACAAGGTGTCTCCCAAGTGGTGGGAGGAGTCTGTTCTTGACAAGCTCTCATTTGTCGACAAGGAGCGCATCCGCAAGCGGCTGGCCGAACGCGCAGATGTCTCAGAGAGTCGATTCAAGGCGCTTGAAGAATTCAAGTCTTACCGGGATTCCTATGCCCAATACCGCGAGCAACAGCAGCAGGCTCAGTTGCAGCAGTTCGAACAGGAGATATTCACGCACGTCGACCAGATGACCGAGAAGGTCCCGTGGGCGCGGTATCAGGAAGTTCCTCCTGGCGCCAAGCCAGACGAGGCAAAGAGAATCACTGAGCACAACAAGACTGTCGAGGAACTCGAGACGCGCTTCCGCGAGGCCCTGTATCCGCAGACCCCGCAGGCGCGCGCCGAGGTCGCGGCCGCCGCCGTCGCGAGCGTCAAGCTTGCCGAGTCCGTCACCGATCTGGGTGCGCGTCTTCAGACCGCCAACGAGCGCGCCGAGAAGGCAGAAAAGGCGCTCGAGGCCGTGAAGAACGCCGGCAAGGCGCCATCTGCCCGTCAGGGCGGACGCAAGCCCGCCACCGAGTCGGCCGATCCCAACAAGCTCTCTGACGAGGATGCCATCGAGGTCGGCCTCATGGCCGCCGAGTCTGCCATGTCATGAGCCACACCGGACGAATCGACGGGATCGACCCCGACGATCTCGATCTCGGGCCCACGACTGTCATTCAGACCCAGGCTCCGCTGGGCTGGAAGCAGGAGGCCGAGTGGCTGGGGCGTGACCTGTTTGTCGGCTTTCCCTGCTACAAGCAGACCAACCCGGCCACGGCCTGGTGTCTTCTCGCGATCGCGCTCGATCTCGGCAAGGAGAAGGTCCGGTTTGACATGCAGGTCGGCGACGCGATGATCTACCATGCCCGCAACGAGCTGGCAATGAAGTTTCTTGCGACCCAGGCCCAGTGGATCCTGTTTCTCGACGATGACATGATTCCTCCGATCGGACGCCCAGATTTCCTTCGTGCGATGTGCCGACTGCCAGATTCGTATCCCACGGCTCCCACGGCGCTGCACGTCGCGCACCGGCTCATCGGCCATGGTGCTGACATCGTCGGAGCCACCTACTTCACCAGGCATCCCAGGGGACGCGCGGTCAACAGTCTGGCGCTCGACCAGACCTACCGGGCGAGGGCGGCCTCGTTCCACGACGGGACCATGCCCTGCGACTGGATCGGGACCGGCTGTCTGCTCATCCACCGCCGGGTGCTCGAGACGATGCAGACCAAGTTTCCAGAGCTCAATCCGACCAATCCCGAGATGCCATTCAACTTTTTCCAGCCAGAGAATGATGGCCGAGGAGAGGACATCGCCTTCTGTGCCAGGGCAAAAGAATGCGGATTCCAGCCGCATGTCGACACGATGCTTCACGCACTCCATGTCGGTCATGGGGTCTATGGCATGCACACTTCAGCCCTTGACGAGGTTCTATGACCGAGACAGAGTCAGACTCCGACAAGAGTTCGCTGTTGGTCTGTCTGGCATACTGGCAGGGCGACTGGGAGATGGCGCGCGAGGTGGCCAGGCTGCTGAGCGACCTGCTTCCGTCGCGGCAGTCAAACGTCGAGCTTCTTTTTCAGAGACGGTTCGACTGTGAGAAGCCCGACACGGGCATCGTGCACCACTGCGAAGAAAAATTTGCAAGAGTCCATGTGCGCCGTTCGCGCCGCAAGGGAGTGGGTTTTCCCATGGGATGCAACGAGCTCGCGTTCGATCTGTTTGATTTCATGTTCTGCAACCGGCACGATTTTTTGCACATCGATGGTGTGCTGTTGATCGAGGCCGACTGCGTCATGCTGAGCCGCACCTGGAATCATGAATTCATCGACGAGTGGCGCCGCGCCCAGACCGCGGGAAAACTCGTGTGCGGAAGTTTCATTCCAGGAAGTTTCAACGGCGGCAAGTTTCACATCAACGCGGCCGCGATATACCGCTGGGACATCCTTAAGCATGTTCCGGCATTGGTTGGATCTCCCGGAACTGTCGGATGGGACTGGTATCACGGCGTGCGGCTGCATCCCGTGGCGCGCGACACCCCTCTCATCCACCTGGACTACCGCAGAAAGAGCATAACTCCTGAAGAATTATTTTCTCCCAGAAAGGAAAAAAAAGTTCCAGTGCTCTATCATGGAGTCAAGGATGACTCGGCCATAAGGGCCGTGAGAGAAAGATTCGGGATATGAACAACCGCAAGACACTGGTGTCCGTGCATGGCTACGCGGGCGATGCTGCTCAGGTCTTTGATCTGCTTCCGGTGTTTGAGCATCACCAGTGTCCGCTGGTCATCGTCTCTCCTGAAGATTCTCCGATCTCTGGAGTCGGGCCTCACATCTGCAGGTTTGCCGGAAAACGGGCATATGTCGGTCAGGACTCGTGGGATCGCCAGTGGCTGCAGTTGAAACTGCTTCTCGAATACGACTTTGACTGGTATCTCATGAATGATTCTGACTCGTTCGTGTGCAGCGCGCAGCTTCCTGAATATCTCTTTGCAGATCAGGGAGTCGTCTACAGCAACGAGGTCGCAGATTTCCGGATTCCCGGAGAGACATACGAAGGAACCACGTGGAGCATGGATTACCACAGGGGTTTTCCTCTCATTGCCATGCAGCCGCCATATTTCATGTCTCGCCGCTGTCTTGAGAAGATTGTCGAGGCCACGTTCGGACTGCAGGCCTGTCCGATCACTCCTTTCATCGACTGGTGGTTTGTTGTGGCCTGTGCCGCGGCGGGCGTGAAGCATCTCCCGTTCACTCATGGCGCGAGCTGCGAGACGGTGACGCCACTCGGGCTCGCGGTCTTGTCTGACCGAGTGCTCAATCATGGGGCAGTCTGCCTGCACTCCGTGAAGTCAGCCCGCGTCAAGGACGAGCTGATGCGGCTGTATGCCGCGACCCTGACCAGATCATGAAAAAAACGATGGCCATCACTGGACACCGGGGACTGCTCGGTTCTGCGTGCGTGAGACACTTTTCTGAGTCGCGCGACATTGTGCTCTTTCAGGGAGACTGCCTGATTGAGAGAGACGTTCAGCAATTTTTTGAACAGCATGGGCCCGACGAGGTCATTCATTGTGCGGCCCGAGTGGGAGGAGTGCATGCCAACAAGCGCCATCCCGTGACTTTTTTGCTCGACAATCTGCAGATGCAGAACAACGTGATTTCGTCGTGCGCGCGCCACGGCGTGGAGACCCTGATCTTCATCGGAACATCGTGCATGTTTCCGCGAGACGCCGCCCTGCCAGTTCCCGAGGAGTCCCTGTTGACCGGACGACTGGATGATTCCGTCGAGGCCTACGCGATCGCAAAGATAGCCGGCTGGAGACTGTGCAAGGCATACTGGGAAGAGTTTGGCAGACGTTTCATCACGGTGAATCCCTCGAACATCTATGGCACGAACGACAACTATGGCGTCAATGCGCATGTCATTCCATCACTGATCCGCAAGTTCAGCGAGGCTCGGGCGACGTCGAGTTCGCCCGTCGTGTGGGGCGACGGCTCGGCGGTGCGTGAATTCATCTATTCTGACGACGTGGCCTCCGCGATCGACGCGGTGATCCAGGGATGGGAATCGCCAGAGGTCATATCGATCGGGACAGGGCTGAGCCACAGCATCCGTGAGCTGGTGTCGGCGCTGGCAGAGGTGTCTGGCCTTGACCTGGAGGTAAAGTGGGACACCAGCCAGCCCGTGGGAATTCCTCGCAAGACGTTTGATGTGTCAAAACTCAAGAGCCTCGGCTGGAGCCCGAGAGTCTCGCTGCATGAGGGCCTGTCTCTTGCCTGGAATGACTTTCATTCCGTCCCTCCCCGTGGTCTATGAGCCGCCTCCTTTACGTTCTTCAGGTCTGGCACGGCGACGTCGACATGGCGACCGAGGTGGCAAGACTCCACGCCGAGATCACCGACAAGACTCCGTATCAGGACGTCGACGCCATGCTCGTCTACCGCCGCGACTGTCCGAGACCCAGAGAGCTCGAGGAACTGCTGGGCGGATCTTTTTCAGTCGTGAGATCCTACCGCTCAAGGCGCCATGAGACCGGATTTCCTGCGGGTCCCAACGGCGTGTGGTGCGACACGATGCAGCACGTGGCCGCGATGCACCGGTCGAAGGAGTGGAAGTATGACTGCGTCCTGACGACCGAGGCAGACGCGATCCCGCTCGTCCGCGACTGGCCGCAGAGACTGCTTGCCGCATGGGACCGGGCCGAGTCCATGGTGGCCGGATGTTGGCATCCGAGCGGCGAGCACGAGGTCGGGCACATCAATGGAAATGCCCTGTTTGATCCCCTCACGGTCACGCTTGATCCGCGCCTCGCCGGGTGCGCGACAGGAGTCTGCTGGGACACGTATCTTGCCAACGTCTTTCATCAGCTCGGGTGGGAGGACATCCCAGAGATCAGAAATCTCTATAGGGCAAGAAACGTCGAGCCGTTTGTCTTCGAGCATCTGCTGAGAGACGGCTGCGTCTGGCTCCATGGCGTGAAGGACTCAACCGCGCGCGACTGGGCGAGGCGACGCCTGGTTTCTTCGCAGAAAAAAAGCTTTTCCATTCTCTCTCAGCAGGGATAGCTTGCTCTTGCGATTGATCGCCGAAAGCGATCGGGGAGCCGCGGTCCAGCCGCTGCAAACAGGCCGCACACAGTCCTAACGTGCCGAGGACAGAGAGAACGACGACGCGTCTGAAGACACGTTGCCATTCAAACCTAAACCTCAGTTAGAAAGCACAAGCAATATGCCTAATGATTGTATTGATCTGTCGGCCGTACAGAATTTCGCGGCCAAGGACGTCAACCGTATTGTCGGCCAG